GAGCCGCTCCTTGGGCTCGTACACCTTGAAGGGGTAGTAGGGCCCGAAGGAATAGTCGCGCCGCTGGAGCCTCTCAGAGAGGGCGACGGTGCGCTCGATGGCCTCCATGCGGTAGCGCATGGCGGTCGGGTTGTCGCGCTTTCCGCAGCGGGTTTTGCGGTATGCTTTGTAGAGCGCGATGGTGCTGTTTACGATATTCTCCATTGAAAAGTCTCCCCGCCGTGTATAGCTCCGGCCACGCTTTGCGTGCGCCGCCGGGGGCATCGGCGGTCTTGTGTTTACCCATGACCGGGCCGGTCAGACGGCCGCGGCTGCGGGAGGGATATGCCTTCCTTGGATGATGGGGCACAGTGTTCGCCGTCCGTCTCCGGGCGGTTAATAAGTCGGGCGATCCATCGAAGCGGGGCGCAGGCCGTTGTTGCCGTTGTAGGCGTTGTTCCTGTTCAGAGTGCCATCGGTGTTGACGTTGCGGGCGTTGTTGGCCGAGCCGGCACGAAAAAACAAGGCATACCCCGAGGGCCGCCTCACTGGTGACGCTTCTGCGCGTCCAGCTTGGCGGCCC